GGAGTTTGAAGTCCACACATATTCGCATACGGCGAGTCGATTCGACCTTTTTGTAAATGCGTAAGTAGTCACCACCACCGGACAGGAAGTTGACGTTAGTCAACTTTTCCGTTTTGGCAGTAGCAACCGCTGTCCGCATAACAAGGCCGAAAGTATTCGCCACTTTCTCAAGAGCCACGGCATGTTCATGGACATCCTTCAAAAGGGGTTTCCACCCGTATGTGAATTCGAGCCACGTCTGTGCAGCAAAGTCAGAAAACCGACTTTTCTGCTCCTCTCGGGAAAACTTAGACTTAGAGTCGTACCTGAAGCCACTACCTTGTTGTCCGTGATAAACACGAACGCCAGAGTAATATTTCCGGGTTTGACGCTGGGTCGCTGTAATTCCGAGAGCAGACGTGAACTCACCAAAGCGGCACTTCTTCAACGCTTTTAAAGCGTTGTAGACCCTCGTAGCAGTATGCGCGAGGTGTGCAGCCGTCTTCGCAGCCTCACCGAGGAAGACGCCCGTTTGGGCGTTTCCATCGGTAATCTGCTTTTGAAGACGGGCGACGGCCATCGGGTATGGATCGTCCGCAAAGGTTCCGAGTTGGTATGAAGCCTGATCAGGATCCGCCGCCAACGAATGGTGGTTCAACGGTGCGACAATTCTGTCGTAATATTGAGCCGTTCCAGTCGGAGGAGGAGAAAACATTCGCCTTGTTGTTGTCACTGTCCCGCGAGGGTCAGTTAGGACATAAAGGAGTTTGCTATACGGATTCCTAGGCAGGGCCCACCGTGCTAAATGCCCGAAACCGGGCGTCTGCACGCTAGACACCGTGAGAATATCGTGTGCTACCTTCTTATTACCAAGATTCGTAGTCGCGGAGTAGCCAACATTGCTTGTGCTGAACACAGTGCAAGCAGCTACCGTTGTACGGTCATAGTTTGGGACAGGCATAACAAGAATTCTCCTAGTGAGTAGACCTCTCTTCGAGGTTAAGAAGCCCCCTTTCAGGGGCTCCGCTTAGAAGGTAATCTTACCCTTCGGATCCGTAGCTACGAACGCGAGCGAAAAGCCCGTGTTCAAGTTTACGTAAATGAAGATGGGATCACGGAAAGCAATGCCATTTCTGGAATCGTTTTCCAACCTTCTAAACCATCCGACAGCACCCTTAATGACCCGCTCTTCAGCAGGTGTAGAGTCTTGGACAGAATTAACGTCCATCGCTATCAGTAGAACCCTAAGGAACTTAGGGAAATCTGGCTGAGCAACATCGACTTCGAAAGAAGTAGATGCGGCTACACGTGAAGAAAAGTGAATCATATAGGTCCTGTAAGATGTCAACGGAGTCCCCCGAAATGGG